AACGTTGTAGAAATTTTGTTTTGCGTCTCAATGATACCAAAGTAAGCCCAGGTCCCAATCGCGACCATCGCGATCAAACTGGCAACCGTTTTCATCGGCATCTGCACGGCTGCTTCTTCAGAAATTTTTAAAGGTTTACCCATTAGTTATAACTATACCCCGTGTTGCCTTGTTCTAATTTTTTAAATAATTGTTCGTGTTGGTCCATAATCTCTTTATCAGAGTCCCTCATTTTTTTTATTTCTGATTCCAATATTTGTACACTAAACTCTAATTGATCTACTTGATTTAAAAGAACTGCTTGTTTAGTAGACAGCTCAAAAGTACGAGTCAAAGTCCAACCAGCTAATGCTAGTAAGATTCCAACTAATAATGTCATCAATTTTTCAATCATTTTTTCTTCTTCAATATCCCATTAAGTTCAAAGTAACTTTTAAGTAAGTGTACTTTAAATCTAATCCAGAGTTTTTTTAATTTACTCATAGATCCTCCTTTGGTTAATATTAGTTACAGTTTTCTTTGCTTAAGTCAGCAGGTACTTCTTTAGTGAACCATAGCCAAGAAGAGATTTTAGTTCCCTCTTGGGTATAAGTACATTTTTGCCCGATTGAACAGGCACTTAAAGTAAATAACAATGCTAACGTCATACATATATTTTTCATTGACATGCCTCGCATTCTTCTGTGTCGTCTATTACCATACCTTCAGGCTCATTACAATCGCAGTTTTCACACTTACAGTCGCTGTGATCTGCCTCTACACAATGGCATAAATGATTACATTTTTTACAGAATCTATCACTCATTTTTTTCCTTAACAATTCCCCAACTATTTTCTTTGTTGCTAGGTTTATTTTCCTCTATATCATAGAAGAATTTATCACTATCTTCTGTTTTCCATTTACCAGAATCCTCTACATTCCATTCAGAAGTTTGAACTTTCCAGTCAAATGGAACATTATCTTTAACAGTAAATGAGGGAATACTCCATATAATTCTATTGTTGGGTTGGGCTGCATAATTACCATCATTTAAAGCTATTATATGGGCGCATTTATGTTCAGCCGGGATCTCTGAATGATCCGTGTCAACTATATTGCTTTCAGGGTGAGCCCAATCAACTGTAAAAAGATAATGACCATGATGCCATTTTTTATCTTTGCCTAAATATTTGCCTGATTGTCCGTCTAGGATATCAAAAGTAGTGATAGCAGGATAGTAACTAAAACAATTCCAAAGCTCCAACTCGTCAAGTCGCATCCTAGGAACTTTTTTGACATCAAATCCTCGCTGTATGAATGCAGAAATCGGTAAACGATAGAAGACAGCACCATTTTCCATAATTGCATGAAAGAGTACAGGACGCCCTGTAATCGATGCCACGCCAAAGATAATGCAGTCTTCAACTTCTCCGAAATGTCCGGTAAGGTCATAAAGATATTCTCTCCTTATCTGTGCATACAGCACAGGAATGTTTGCATTTAAATAAGCCATGTATCATATACCTTCCTAAGCTATAATAAAAACGGCAACTATTACTACAGCTATAGCAATAGCAATTTTTGGATGAGCTTTTGCTAGTGTCCAAACATGTTTTACTTTTTCCATAGTTTCCTCCTGGTTAATCGTAAATGTCTCCCCAATTAGACCCGTACTCATAGTCTACTTTGTTAGGAACTTCAAGTGTAACAGCATTCTCCATAATCTCAATGATTTTTTGAGATTGTTTTTCGTTTTCAATAGAAAGATCCAGCTCATCATGAATTTGAATATGTGCTGTAATTCCTTCTTTATAAAGTTCTACCATAGATTTTTTTGTCATATCAGCTGCTGATCCTTGAATTAATTTATTAAGTGCTTTGTATGTGTAAGCTCTTCTAATTCCTGGTCCATGTTCCCTGAGTGCATCTTCATGAATCATAGCTTTATGCATCCCGAAACTGTTAGGTTCCCATAAATGAAACCTGCATAATCTTCCAAGTAAAGTTCTAATTTGTCCTCTGTCCTGTGCTCTGTTAGATGCTTTCTCCATTAACTGTTTAACAAATGGAACCTTGGCATGATACTGATTAAATAATTCTGCTGCTTTTTCTTTAGTGACTCCTAATTCTGCTTGTAGTTTAGCTTTTCCCATTCCATAGAATAATCCTAAGTTAATAGTCTTGGCCTGAGATCTAGGTATGTCTGCCATATCTGCTACGGTCTGGTGGAAATCTGCTTTAGTATTTTCTGTGTAAGAATCTACAACATCATAAACTGATGGAAGTTTATAGAGTGAAGCATAGTGTACTACGAGTCTTGGTTCTTGTTGGTTGTAATCAAAACAACCCCACTTACATCCTTCTTCAGGTATAAATAAACTTCTAATTTTAGGTCCAAGATCTTTGTTTCGTGCAGGGATCTGCTGCAGGTTTGGATTCTGATAACTAAATCTTCCTGTGACTGTTCCTCCAGTCTGAGATCTTAATTGATTTATCTCTGCATGAATTCTACCTTTGTGTTCGTATCTTAAAATAGAATCAATAAAAGTTGTGTGAGCTTTATTAATTTCTCTAGCTTTAGCAATCATATTTACTACAGGATGTTTATGTTCTTGTAAAAAATTTTTAGTAAATGATGGTGCTGCAGTTTTTTCTGTTCTAGGATACTCTAATCTTAATACATCAAATACATTTGCAATAGATCTAGCTGCCCAGATCTGTGTATCAATATTTGTTTCACCTTTTATTTTGTGTAATAAATCTTGTTCTGCTTGTTTAAATTCTTTCTTCATTTGATGTGCACGTTCTATATCTACACGTACACCTTTAAATCTCATATCAACTAGACATGGAAAAAGTTCTGTTTCAAGATCAAAGACGTCTTCTAAATCCTGGCCAAGAATTTCTTTTTTAAGTTCTTGCCATAAACCAAGTGTTACTTCAGCATCTCTTTCTGCATAAGATCCAACATGCATAGCAGGAAGTTTATACATCTCAGCTTTAGGATCTATTCCCCATTCAGATGCAGCTTCTGCAAGTGCAGCTTCATTTTTACCATAACCTAAATAATGCCACGATAAACTATTGAGATCATAACGAAATCTGTTTTCATCAGTCAACGCTGCAGCTATCATCGTACAAACAATGTCACCATTAATTTTAAATCCTAACTTTCTTAACCAACAAATATCATACATTGCATTATGAAATATTTTTGTTGAAGGAGATTCTAATATATCTTTAAGCCATAATAAAACTTTCTGTTTGTCCATATTTCCACCACCTTCATGAGCAATTGGAAAATATCCTTTGTAAAAAGAAGTAGCGACAGCAATACCTATAACATCTCCATTACCGATAATTGAACCTGATCCTTTTTTAATTAGGTCTGGATCTTTTGTTTCTAAGTCTATTGCAATTTCATCTACCTGTCGTAGATCTGGAAATTCTGTAGGTTTAACCCATTCGGTTTGAGCTTCAAATTTAGGTATTCTCATTAAAAATAATTAAAGTTAATGTTAAGTCTAGCTTGTTTATTAGTACAAGTAGTACTGTTATGCATAACACTTCCATCAAAAAATAATGCTTGGTTTGCTATGCTTGGTATAAATTTTTTGCCTATACGTGTTCCTCCATCACAAGTATTTAAAGAAAACACTAAAGCTTTATGTTTAAAATCATGATCGTTATGTGGATCGTGATGTATTAATTTATCTGTTCTAGGATACAAATTTACTTTAACTCGTATCAATGCTTTCACTTTAAGTATCTCCCAAATAAAAGGTTTTACTAAATCGTAGTAGGAGCTCTTAATAGAATTGTTAAAAAGAAGATGCGTAAAATAAAAATGTTTTTTATCTATTGGTCCAGTTTCAAAAGCCACTCTTTGTTGTATGTAAAATGGAAGATCTGGATTATGATCTACAAATGCAGCTTTAAGTTTATTAAAATAATCTTCTTTTAAAAAATTTTTTACTACCCTCATTTATAATCTCTTTCCTTAATCATCTCTAGATAATGTATTGCTTTATCAATATCTTGTTCTTTTCCTTTCGCTGCATGTCTGCATATATATTTTATAGCCGATCCTTCTGCAAAAGGCAAATGATTCTCGTTAATAAATTGGCTCGGCTGAATTTTCATATTTTTATAATGAGTTCCTCCGATTTGTTTATTGTAAGCTTTCGATGTCATATCCCTCGTCCTCCTTTCGTGCTGCCACTATATATAAATTTTGTTTAGTACGCGTGACGCCTACATACCAAACTCTGTTTTCTTCATCCTCTTTGTCCGGACTTTTTTCAATTGCTTCCCTAATAGTTTTAGTATTATCTAAGAGAAGCAAAACATTATCCGCTTCACCACCTTTAGCTGCATGAATCGTTGACAACTTAACTCTTGGTGGAGCTGACAATTCTTCGCCATACCGTAGCATATCTCTTATATAAAGACTATCCTCGGGTTCTGTTTCAAAAACGTCAAACCATCTTTGAGTATTGCTATATCCAAACTCTTTTAGATCGTACATTCTTTCCTCTGTTTCCGGAAAAGTTTTACCAAGATATTCAAAAAGATCCCTACATTCTGAAATAGAAAGTTGTGATCCATTAGTCCAACGCGTGTAATTTTGTATAGCTGCGTAGAGTCGTGTCTTATAACTTTTTCTATTTTTATATTCGAAATAAATCCCTCTTTCTCTTAAGTCAGGTTTAAGTTTTATTAGTTTATCATTATATCTAGCTAATACCAACCATTTTCCTTTCTCTAAAGGAACATCTTCAATAGATGTTCCAAAATATATTCCTCCTTGTTCGTCTCTTGCTTCCCATTCTTTTTTGATTCTTCTATCATCTGGTATTCTACTTAAAATGTTGTCAGCAATGTGTTGAACTAATCTAGGAACTCTATAAGATCTAGGTAATACAATTTCTTTTGCAGGTTCTTGTTGAAATCTTTTAACATCTGCACCAGCCCAGCCATATATAGCTTGATCATCATCGCCAGCTAATATAACATGTTTAGAATTTTTCTTTAAAACTTCAAACATTTTCCACTGAATTGGCGATAAATCTTGCGCTTCGTCAATAAATATTACGTCATATTTCGGACACAATTCTGCCACATTAAATCTTTCGATCATATCAGTGTAATCTTTGAGATGATATGCGTCTTTATAATTATCTAATTCATCTTTTAAAATATATAATAAATTTTTATCCAACTCATAAGCATACATTCCTGTGTTATATTCATCTTCAATAGATATCCCTTTAATTCGTGCAGCATTAATTATATTAAAATATTCACTGTCTGAATCTACAAACCCTGTTTTTTCTTGGCCTTCACTATAAACAGTAACTTCTATACCTAAACTTCTGCCGATGTCTTCGTAATGTTCGTCCTGCATTACTTCACTTTTCTTCATTCCTAATTTCCAAAAAGCTAGGGAATGTAAGGTTCTAAAATTTTGTAATTGTTTTTCATTAATGTGAGGATTTTGATCGAGCATTCTTTCTTTAGCTTCAGTAGCAGCCTTTTTAGTAAAAGCAAAATACCCTATCTTATCAATGGGAGTTCCTAGTTTAATAAAAGTCTGAACATAATTTAAAAGTCTAGTTGTTTTCCCTGTTCCCGGAGGCCCGAGTATTTTTCTCATCATATTATCTCCTTTTTATGGGTAAGTTTAGTGTGGTGAATAGGTACGTTTTCAAATTCTTTGATAGAAATTTTTACAATGTTTTTAGTAGGTGTATTATATTTTCCTTTATCTTTAGTAGGAAATCTTTTTTGATCTAGAAATTCTATATCACATTTTTTATAAGTTGATTCCATCATGGTACCTGTTTTATCTTCACTGTATTTCCAATTCTTAGATTTTAATTTGTCATAAAATTTATCAAATTTAAAAAAAGCATATCCATCTTCTATTAAAACTGTTCCTGTTTTAAATGCAGCATCGTTCATTGCTTTAGGACCATTTATTTTAGCATGAAGAACATCATGTAATTTTTCTTTAGAAGTTGTTCCAATCGGAGGGTTAACTATTTTTTCAGTTTTCCATAATGCATCCAGCACCATTTGATCTTTATCTCCTTTAATAATAGGAGGAGCAAATCCTGCAGCTTTAGCTATAGAGTTTCTTCTTTTACGTTGATCATTTACATGTTCAACTGAACGACAATGAACTGTAGCTGTGCTTACTCCATCAGGTTTAATAACATCAAATTCATATTCTGGTTCGGGATCAAGATCTATTTTTTTAAGATTAGTTAATATTGGATAAGTTCCTTTTGATCCTGCTAGAACTCCAAATTTTTTCTTAAGACATATTCCTTTTTTACAATGATCATTAATAGGACTTTCAGTACAAGTATATCCTTTTTCAGATTTGTTCCATGATCTTATTTTTGCATTAAGAATTCTATCGTCCCATGCATTAGCATGCTGTTGTTCAAAATATTTTACTGGAGCATTTTTGACCTTTTGTTTCCATGTATCTTCATACTTCATCTTCACAAACACATGATAATTATACATAAATCTATCCTTGCCATCAAAGGCCGGGTCCTTCATAATCTTGCTAAGTGCAGCTAGACATGGAGGTCCTTCTTTAAATTCATCATCGGCACCTTCATAAATTGCCTGATCGATTCCTACAGTAATTTTATTTAATTCATCAGGATGAACTAGATTAGATTCAACTAAAGCTATGAATTGATCAAAAGTAAATTCTGTTCCGTCTACATTTAGAGCTCTTCTATCTGTCTTATTAAAATAAGGTAAATTAATAAATTGACCTGGTCTTAATCCTCCTCTTTCTAAATCTTTAGTTAACTGTGTTTGTTTTGGAAAAATTTCTGTGTCTGCTTTTAAATTAAATAAAGGAAGAAGATTACTTAAAAAAGATTTTAGTGTAGCTGCATCTACAAACTTTTGCATAAAGACATATAAATGAAGTGATCCGCTTTTAGATAAGATGGGAATAAGAGGCAGTTTGTATTCTTGAATCTTGTCTATGACAAATTTTTTGTCAAAGTTTTCATAATTAGATGGATCTATGTCTATAATTCCAAATTTAGTTTCCCCTTCTTCATTACAGGGTTGCATTCCAATTGATTTAACGCCATTTAAATGATCAAGATATACTTGATCAGTTAGTTCTTCATAGTTCCAGCGATAGTCTCCTGGCTTTAATCTAAGTTTTCCACTTTCAGGATCACGATAAGCGTTCTTAATATTAGCGACACCATAAGCTCCTCTATATCCATTAAAAATCTGTATATATTTCTCATTCATAATATCTTTCCATGGGCCCTTCAGTCTCCCTCCAGGCCCACGTCATGCATACTTTCTTCGTTCGAAGAAACTAGAAATGCGATTCAGAACCTTTAGGTTTTTCCTCACCGTGTTTTGCTTTAACACTTCCTTTAGAAATGTTTTCAGAAAACGTTTTGGCTTGCTGATAGAGTGAACCATCAGTAACTGGTCCAACCTTACTTACTTCCCAACCAAACCAAGTGCCTTTATCATTTGACATTTGAGTTGTTTTTAGTTTGTAAATATGGCTAAAAGATGCCGGAGTAAATAACCCGTTCTTACCTTTTAGTTTTAGACCATTCATCATTGAGTTCCATTTTCTACTAATTTTTAATTGAGTAGATTTCATTGAAATCAATGCTGTCGAAGGACTGTCTCCTAAGATTATCACAAAATGTGATGCAGTTTTTTCAATATAATTACCATTAGGTAATCTATCTTTATAATTTGCATCCGGTTTTGTTTTTGACATGATGTCAGATGAAGAGGGATATATTGCCACAGGGGCACCTAAACCTTCTCCTCTATCCTTCCATTCAAGATATTCGAGTTTATAAAAAGCTGGAATAACATCGATGCCTTCCACGCCATCATATAACTCGCCAGTGACAGAATTGTATATCATTCCTGCCTTGGCACCTTTCACATATTTACCATCCCTTTCATTTACTTCAGGAGATAATTGTGCAAGGATTTTTAAAAAAGGCAATGCTAAGTCTTGTTGACTTATATTACCTAAACCTTTTGCTGCATCTTCTTCAAACACATTTGCTGGAAGAGGAGCCTCGGTTTTTTTTGTCATGGTTCCTTGTTCTTTGTTCATGATTATTTGTTCCTTGTTATTTTTGTTCTGTTGCCCGTGAACATGTTAAATAAGTCAGAAGGCATGTCTTGTCCAGACTCAACGCGCTCTCTAACTAATGCTTTAAGTGTCATAGGTTCAACCTTTAATTTCTGGACAGGTTCATATCCTTGACCTTTAACAAAGGTAGCGTAGTCGCTAGCTTTGACGTCTTCGTTACGACCAAAAGCAACGGTAACCTCATTTTTAATAAGATCACCTAGGCCGTTGTCTCGAAGCCATTTAAATGCTTCTTCTCGTTTTGCAACGGGAATAGAAGCACCGTAGACAGGTTTAACTTCAACTGAAGAACCGTCTGCGAGTTTTAATGTAGAGATGTTCATTTCCTGCATCATTGTGGGAATGACTTCTCCTGAAACTAAATCTACTTTTCTTTTAAGTTCTTTTAGTTCCTTTTCTTTTTCAGCCAACTCATCCTCTAGACGTGTTAGCTTAACTACTTGATCTGATAAAGTTTTAGCTTCATTTACTGAATCTAAATCTTCTCTCTGATCAGTTTCAAAATCAATGTTGTTCATCGATTTCTCCTTTCTCATGTAGGTTTATTTTAATAGGATAATACTGTCTTTCTTGTTTATCCCATTTTAGTAAATTATATTTACCATTTGTAATGTCAGAAACTATAGAACATGCAACTCCAATAATGGCAGGGTCTCCTGTCAATAAAAGATAATCTTCTTCGCTAAAATCCCTTAAAGCTTTCCTTAATTTAAAAATTAAAGGACCTGGAGAGAAAATTATTTGAGAAAGTTCCGGCAATAAAAACTTAAAATTACCGTATTGAGCAGCCCCTAAAATGTTGATTTTAGGCTTACCCGATGCAGTGCCCGGAATTTCTTGTATGACATATACTGTATTTTCTTTCATTGACAAACAATATAGGATAAACTATATAAGAAGTCAATACAGAAAGAATAAAAATTATGAATTATAAATTTAAAACACCGCCTTATAAGCATCAGTTAAAGGCATTAGAAGCATCCTGGTCTCAACCTTATTATGCTTATTTTATGGAAATGGGGACAGGTAAATCTAAGGTGCTACTAGATAATCTTGCTCTATTATATGATGGGGGCAAAATAAATGGAGCCTTAATTGTGGCGCCCAAAGGAGTAGTTGGAACCTGGTATAATCAAGAAATACCTACCCATTTACCTGACCATATTGAAAAAAGAGTTGTATTGTGGCAAGCCAATATAAATAAGAAACAACAAGACAAATTAAATCTTCTTTTTGAACAAGGAGAAAATTTTCATGTTTTAATAATGAATGTAGAAGCTTTCTCTACTCAAAAAGGAGTAGATTTTGCCTCTAAATTTTTAAGTTGTCATAATACTTTATTTGCGGTTGATGAAAGTACCACTATTAAAAATCCTGATGCTAAACGTACTAAAAATATATGTGCTTTAAGTAAACACTCAAAGTATAGAAGAATTCTTACTGGATCACCTATTACAAAATCTCCTTTAGATTTATATAAACAATGTGATTTTCTAGAGCCAGAATTATTGGGCCATTCTTCTTATTATACATTTAGAACTAGGTATGCTGTAATGAAAACAGCTAACTTTGGTGGACGTTCAGTTCAAATAGTGGTTGGATATAGAAATCTTGAAGAATTATCTGAAAAATTAAAACCTTTTTCTTATAGAGTTTTAAAAGATGAATGTTTAGATTTGCCGGCTAAAACTTACATGAAAAGAATTATTAAATTAACTCCCGAACAAGAAAAACTTTATAAACAAATGAAACATTTAGCTCTTGCTGAAATGGAAGGAAAGCAGATGACAACAGCTACTGTCTTAACTCAACTTATGAGACTCCAACAAATTAACTGTGGTCATTTTACAGCCGACGATGGAACTATTAAACCTATAAAAAATAATCGTACAGTTGAATTACTTAACACATTAGAAGAGATACACGGAAAAGTTGTTATTTGGGCACATTACCAGTACGATGTAGAAACAATAGTTGAACATCTCACTGAAGAGTATGGGGATAACTCTGTAGTAACTTATTATGGAAAAACTCCTATGAGTGAACGTCAGAATAATATTAAAAAATTTCAAGATAAAGAAAGTCCTGTTAGATTTTTAGTTGGAACTACTCAGACCGGTGGTTATGGTATAACTCTAACGGCTGCTTCAACTATGATATATTACTCAAATGGTTATGATTTAGAAAAACGCCAACAATCAGAAGCAAGGATTGATAGAATTGGTCAACATTTTCCTATGACTTATATTGATATTATGGTAGAAGATACTATTGATGAAAGAATTGTTAAAGCTTTGAGAAAAAAAATAAACATCGCTAGTAAGATAATGGGTGAGGAATTAAAAGCATGGATTTAAAAGAACATAATTTACCCATTAATAGTATGATAGGAGGCTGGTATATTCCTTCTGTAATTTGTGATGATCTTATAAAATTATTTAAAGAAAATAAAGAATATCACAAACCTGGAGTTGTGGGTCCTCCTGTACGTGTTGATCCAAATCAAAAAGTATCTACTGAAATTCCGATGAATCCTTATTATAATCATCCAACTGCTATGCTTTATAAAAATCATATAGAAAAAATTATCCATTTATATGAAAAGAAATATCCTGAACTTGAACAGTTCCAAAAATTTGGAATGGGGGAAGCATATCAAATTCAATATTATAAGCCCGGAGAAGGATTTAAAAAGTGGCATTTTGAAAGATGTAGTAGAAAAGAAAATCGTTGTTTAGTTTTTATGACTTATTTAAATGATGTGCCTGATGGAGGTACTCATTTCAAATACCAAGAATTAACAACTCCTGCAGAAAAAGGATTAACTCTTATTTGGCCGACAGATTTTACTCACACACATAAAGGTCAAATTACCGACAAGCATGAGAAGTACATAATAACTGGTTGGTTAGGATTTGCTTAATCCTATATTTTCTGGGAGTGTAGTAAAAGTCGGCTCAAAAATTTTTTTGGTATTTATGCCATTGGTTCGTATTTTGTCGAGCCATCAACTTTGAAAGCTTTTAAATATTGCTTTCTATTATTGTTTTCAGAATAACTACAGTGGACCCAGCCTGAGTTGGGATCTGATTCGTTCCAGTACTCGAGGATTAATTGATCATAGGTTAAATTTTCGTTAATGTAATCTGCCAATTCTTTATTAGATACTCCAAAGATTTCGAAATCGGCGGCCTCTCCACGGGCATGCTGACTTTTTGTTGAGCTACCTATGGCAACACACAATTCTGGGCTACGATATCCGCTAGAAACAGAGACTACACGAGAAAAATGGTCTCTAATTGGCTGTAGGACGTGCGTACACAGCGATTTAAGGTTGTCCTGGTGCTCAGCACTAGGAGTATTATCAATGCCTTTTCTCTCAGCTGTTTGTGATTTGGTAAGCTCTGATAAGCTAAAATTATTACTTAGTTTCATCTTTATTATCCTTTTCTTTAGTTTTAGTTTGTAGTTTATCTAAATCCTCAGTTGTATATTCTAACTTCTGTAATGCTCTTTTTAACGCAGAGTCTTTGGCTTTGCAAGCATCAGTCAGTTCATTGACCTGCTCTTTAAGGATTCGGACTTGCTCCTTATACTCATTAATGATTTCTTGATATTCAGATTTTGCCATAGATTATTTTGGATTAAGTTCTACCAAAAAGTATATCAAGTTTTTGTTGGGTTGTCATTTGATTGTAGTTCATATTTCCACCTTGATTTGTCACTGCTTGAGGGCTAACACCAGGAGAAAATGGTAATGGAGTACCTGTATTTAAGCCAGGAATGGGTGCCATATCCATGATACTTGGAGTAAGAGGATTTTGTATATCTGGGAATAAACCATCTAAAGTAAGGTCAGAGAACTCGTCCTCGAGATTACTTATAATATCATAAGCTGCGTCTAAAGGATTAGCAACTCCCATTTCATCTGCATGAGTTTGGAAAGCTTCTTCTACTCTAGGTGATAATTTGTAAGGTCTGAATTCACCATCATCAATTGCATTTTCTTCAACATTAGATATATCTAATGCTTGATCATAATCTTCCTCGGATATACCTAATATTCTTGCAGCATCCATATCAAGTTTAAGATTTTTCTTTACCTGAAACAAAGATCTATTGGCATTAATATAAGCATCCACAATTTCTCTTGGTTCAATCGGTCCACCTTTTAGAGTTACTCTTGTAAATAAAGATCCAGATTTTCTAACTCCTTGTTTGTAGTCAGCTACTTTATATTTCATTGTTCGACCCGGGTTTACTTGAACAGCTCTGAATCCAAAGAGTCCTGCAAACTCATCACCGAACTCATAGTCTTGTCCATAATCATCATATTTTCCTTTAGTCAGAACGTCTACTGGTTTAAGAGCTCTATCTAATCTTTTAAGTTGAGGATAAGAGAAAGGCATTTGAGCTTCTATTAAGTGTTTAAAGATCGCATTGGCTTTATTTCCCCAGGTATCATTAGGATTATAAACTTCAAAACCATCTCGAGTTCTTCCTCCTCTCATAACAATATCAGATGCTGCTTCCGTCCAAATAGATTCTGAAATAAATGGTGAAGCAAATTCTTTCATCGATGTAAACATTCCCAACATAAAATCATCCATAATACCATCGTTATCTCTTCTTCCATCAGCGACTGAATTGATAACAGTTTGGACCGGTCTTGATAAAGTATCGTAAGCATTAGCATGAGAGAAATCGATATATTTAAACTCTCCTTTTTCATCTTTAATAGGAAGAATAGTTGAGTTCTTAGACCAATCCGCTACGTATCTTCTAATGGCTGCTTGTTCTTCATCGGTTACATCATAAAGTACCTTGAACATTTCACTCGTTGCATAAGGAATTGCAGCGACAGTTGCACCAAAGCCTAATAATCTTTGATAACCAAGCGCTTCAAAAGGTTTAACTCTCTTTCCATTTACTATTACTTCAAAATTAATATCTCTTAAAGCTCTTTCAACAATGTTTGTTCCTGTTCTTGCAATCTCTGCAGGAAACGATACGAAATTTCCTAAAGGTAATTTACGTGTAGCTTTTACAAAGTCTGAAACGAAATCGTAATTGGGAATATTATTTTTAACAATATCGGCTGCTTCTCTTTCCAACCAGTCCTCAGTTAAATTAATTGTTTCACCAGCAGCATTTTTAAAAGTTTGGTTTTGATTTTTAATGAGTCCTATTTTTCTAAAGGCTGATTCCATTCTCTTTTTTTCTACTGCCCAAGAATATATTTTCCAGAAATCATCTTCAGCTGTGTATAAATCTTGACCTACAGATTTTATTTTAGAAAGCTGTTTCATTAAGAGAGATCCTCCCATGTTAGCGGTCATGGTTTCACCAAACTTAACGTCTTCTAATAGTTTACTTACATCTCCTAATCGTACGTTAGTATTCACCACTCCAAGTTCTAAGAGTCTGTCATAAAG